TTCAGAGGGTACGAAAACTACCATAAGTACAGGTAATACACCAGTATCTAACTTCGACTACGAACAAAAGTTTAATGACGATAAGAGAAGCATCAAGTACATTAAACTAGAATTTATACCAGAATTACTCAGACAATTCAAGAGTATGATAAGAGAGTAGACATATGCCCATAATGATAGGTAAAAATACTCCTAATTCTTATAGGATTGAGAGTATCACCATAACAAACAATGAAGGTAACTCATATGAAGTGAGTAATTTAATGCAATCCTTTCAGATTACTGAGAGTATATATCAGATGTTTCTTACAGGTAGTATGACCTTTGCAGATTCAATGAATATATTTAATAAGATTGGATTCACAGGACAGGAATATATTCGAATACATATCGGTGGTATAAGAGGGTTTGAGACTATTGTACCACATGACCAGAGAATAGACCAAGTATTTCGTATATTTAATGTCTCTAATCATATCAGAAGTATAGAAAATCCAGCACTCCAGATATATAGAGTGGAATTTTGTAGTCCTTTATTATATCTTGCACGAACTCAGAGAATATCTCAGGCATATAGAGGAAAGACTGGGGATATATTAAATAAAATATGTTTTGATAAATTAAAATTCCAAGAAAAACCGAAAAAGAAAACAGGTCAAGGAAATAGTTCGAAACCGCGTGTGAAGGGGGGGCAGGCACTCGGTAACTTCTTCTCTCTATTCGAGTCTGGTGTGGGAGAGGTGAATGGAATGATTATCCCAAACTGGTCAGTGTTTAAGACTCTGAGATGGTTGAGAGACAATACCTCAGACGATACAGAGGAGTGGGGAGACTCTTACTACTTCTATCAGACTGCTATGGATGGATTCAAGTTCCACAATGTAGATTCTATGAGAAGTATAGAGTATATGAGTGGCAAAGTTACCTTCTCTCCTCGTATGGGTGATGGAGATGACGACTTTAATTACGATTTCAAAGAGGGTAGAGGTAATGACATGCTCTCCTACAACAAGAGTGACACTTATAATGTACTCCACAGTCATTTAAGTGGTATGTATAGTGGTAATATACAGGTATTTGACCCTAAGAATAAACTTTTGATGGATATTCCGAGTCAATTTGACCAACAATTCCCTATAGAGATAAAAAAGGGCTCTACTTTCTATAAAAATGATAAGAAACACTTCTCAGTATCCCCTTCTTTTAGATTTAATGCAGAAAATATTAAGATTCCACCAGATGGGGGCTTAGCAGGACAGGAAATGCCGCCCTTAGATGCAGATATAGAGGGAGACCCTATCACAGAAGCCACAGGAGCCGCTATATCGTTCAATTATAACAACCCCTTCTCCTTTAGTCAAGGGATACATGAGAGTGGTCACAGTGTATCCTATGCAACAGAGAAGAATAAGTTCAATAGAGAGAGGGCAGAGAAGTTATTAGAGTCCAATAGAATGAATATCCAGATATCTGGGAGAACTAACATCTCATGTGGTATGACTATTAATATAGATTTAAAACAACCTACCAGTACAGCAGATGTCAGAGACGAACTTACACAGAATGGTAAGATGTTAGTAGAAGGTATTACTTGGATAGGAACTGAGGATGGCTTGGAAACACAACTCACATGTACAACAGATGGATGGCAAGTGAGTCCAGATACCTTTGTTGACCACAAAGGCTCTCCACAATACTAAAGGACAGTGTTTTGGGACTCCTAGACTTGTTTTGGGCGGGCATTGCTACCCCCTATAAAGTCTTGGGCAGTTTTTCCTAGGAAAAGCTATTTTATAATGATGGGACTCCTAGATATTCTTCTGGGACTCCTATAAATAACAATAAGAGGAAATAATATGATTAAGAATATAATAGACTCACATAGAAGAATGTTAATCGATTTGATGGACATTACTGGTATGGATGAATATACCTTATCATGGTTTTGTTTTATGAAAGGTGTAATCTTTACATCTATTATAGTATGGATGTTTTAAGATATTATGACTAATTGGATATATAATAAACTAGCACCACATGCTCTAAGGTTTAGAGAGTGGTCTAAAGATAAATTATGGGTTAAAATACCACTGGGACTCCTAATATTATGGATGATGGGGATATTTAATCCCTATTGGTGTGTTTACCCAGTGTGTTGGATATAAATTATGATTAGAACTTTATTAGGTGCAAAAATACATGGTTGTATCTGCACCGATGTAGACTTAGACTACGAAGGTAGTATATTAATTGACGAAGACTGGATGGATGAGGTGGGACTCCTAGTCCATGAACAGGTAGATGTATATAATAAAACCAATGGTAACCGACATACTACCTATGTCCTACCATTACCGAGAGGTTCAAATGAGGTATCAGTCAATGGTGCTGGTGCCCATTTAACCGATATAGGAGACGAACTGATTATTTGTTCTTATGTACAGTATGATGAGAATAATGAGACTTTACCTCTCAGACATGAACCGAAAATAAAAATAATCGACCCTAAAGACCGACTTTATAGGGAACTATTGGGATTGACATGAGTAATACAGTAATATTCTTTCATATGGTAGTATTAATACCTATGGTGTACTTTATATGGAAGGATGGATATAACAAAGGAATAAGAGATGCCGACATTCGCAGGATTAAAGAATAATTTTTATACAGGAGTAGTCGAAGACCGATTTGACCCACTATCTTTGGGTCGTGTTCGTGTTCGTCTCTATGGTCTTCATACCGATGATAAAAAATTAATCTCTACAGGTGATTTACCTTGGAGTGATGTCCTTATGCCGACTACTTCTCCGAGTCTTTCTGGTCTTGGTCTTTCTCCTCATGGACTGGTAGATGGTTCTACTGTTATGGGATTCTTCCGAGACGAAGATGAGATGCAAGACTTTGTAGTTATTGGTAGTTTATTTGGCAGACCGACTGATAAATATAAAATCGATGGTGGTGACTCTAATAAACAAGTAGACCGAGGGCCCGATAAGGGATTTAATGACTCTCGTTATAAAGATAAAAGTGAATTTATAAGTTCTGTTGATGGTCAGAAAAATAGTGCTACTGGAAGAAACTTTAATTTTGGATTAACTCTAGACCAATCCCCAGTTAGACCGAATAAATTAGAATTTAAATTAGGTGGTGAAGGAACTATTATTGATGAGGGTAAAGAAAGTAAATTAGAAGAAAATTTCCCTAGAGAAGAATATACTAAACTCAGTTTATCCGATGTGCATAGAAGTATGCAAGGGTCACCAAATGTTTATCCGAATACTTTAATTGAAAGAACCAAAGGTGGTACAGTTAAAGAACCGACTCGTGCAAAGAATGTGGTGAATCCTACTTATCCTTTTGCACATATAATCGAATCCGAATCTGGTCATGTATTAGAAATGGATGATACCCCTGGCTCAGAAAGATTACATATGTATCATAGGTCTGGTACTCGTTTAGAAGTACTTGCAGATGGGACTCAAACCATGAAAGTCTCTAATGATTCCTATGAAATAATAATGAAGGATAAAAAAATATTAATATCTGGTAGTGCAGATATAGAACTTGCAAATGGTGATTATAATTTAATTACTAAAAAAGGAAATACCGAAGATGGTGGTAATGTATTTATTACATGTGATAGAGATATGAATATTACAGCTAAAGGTGCAGTAAAAATAAAAGGTAAAGTATCTATTAATGGTACTAAGTTTGATTAAATATAATGTCCGAAACCACAGAAAATAATACTACTCCAGAACCAATCCCTTGTCCAGAGGTTTTAATTCCGAGTGCAGATGACCTCGAAGAAATAATAATATTTATTGGAAACACTTATGGATGGGAATATATTAAACCCATCGAAGAAATATTAGGTGCATTTCCATTATCTCATACTTGGCCAGATGATTTAGATTGGCCTGAACTAGAATGGGAAGGTAAGATACAAGCAATCGTTGAGGAATTTAAATTATATCCTATAGTAAAGATTGCAGAGTTTCTTGCAGTTCCATTAACAGTTGTTGTTCCACCATTTGGTATAGAAGTAGATTGTAAAAAATTATTTGAAGACCCTAGTTATAAATTAGAATTACTTGACGAACTAGAAAAGAGTTTGGGTCTAGATGTCATTGAAGAACTCATGGATGACTTTAGTGCAGAGAATTGGAATGGTGAGTTTGGTATAGATATTCCAAAAATTAAACTTGCAAAAGCATGGAAAGAAATGATTGAAGAATTAAAAAAAATCTTCATGACTGGTGGATTTAGTGCAATAGGAAAACTATTAGATAAAGAACCATTAAAAACTCTTATAGAAACTTTACCAGACCCTATAGGTTTCTTCTTAGAATTAATTGCATCCTTTCCTAAAGGTGGATATGAATTTGATGCAGATGCATTATTTAAGAAGTTAAGAGAACAAGCAGAGAAAGAAGGAATAGAATTAAAAGAATTATTACTACAAACAGAAATACCTTTTGTATCAGAAATACCAGCAGAGATGTTAGGACTGGAAGATGTCTTACCAGAAACCCTAGGTGATTTAATTGATTTAGGTAAAACAGGAGAACATAAGAAAATAGATTTTCCTAGATGGGATGAACAAAAATTATTTGAAAGATTTAAAACTTTTATAAAAGACCTACCTCAAATATTGTTTGAAGCCTGTCTTGCAAAACTTACAGAACTTATTAAGTTCTTTATACCACCAGAGATACCAATACCATTTACTCTATGTACATTCTTATCATTACTTGGTTTCCCAAAACAAATAGATGTTGTAGAACTAGTCGTTGAAGGTGCATAAATACTATTATGAGTAATAATTATTTACAGAACCAAAACAAAATTACTGCACGAAGATGGTATACAGATATTGATTTAAATCTACAACCCCATCCATCGTCTGGTGATTTAGTTCTTAAAAAAGATAATGATGCAGTTAAAAGGTCAATTAGAAATATCATGTTGACTAATAATTATGAGAGACCATTTAAACCAAACTTTGGTGCAAACTTAAGAGCTCTTTTATTTGAACTTGCAGATGACATTACTAAATTTGAAATAAGAAAACAAATTACCGAGGCAATCCAAGATTACGAACCTAGAGTTAAAATTGACCAAATATATTTGAATCAAGATAGAGGAAATCGAATGTATGTTAACTTACACTATGGAATCATTGGAGTAACAGAACCACAAGAATTAGAAGTAATACTACAGAGAGTAAGATAAAATGGCAACAGTAAAAAGTTCACAAGTCAATATTACCGATTTAGATTTCGATGATATTGCAGCTAATTTAAAAGAATATCTTAAGGGTCAATCTACTCTTAAAGACTACAACATGGAAGGTAGTAATATTAATATATTAATTGACCTTCTTGCATACAGTTCACATGTATCAGCTTTCAATGCAAACATGGTTGCATCTGAGTTGTTCTTGGATACTGCACAAATAAGAAAGAATGTAGTTTCTCGTGCAAAAGAAATTGGATATACTCCAACTAGTGCAACTGCCTCTATGGCAACAATAGATTTACAAGTAAACAATCCTTTGATTGGTGGTGAGACTCCTACATCATTAACTCTTAATAGAGGACATAAATTTAAAACAGTTTACGATGGATTTAGTTATCCATATGTATTATTA